TCCAGTAGCACCTGTTAATCCAGTAGAAACTGGTGTAATACTACTTACTATTAATTCTTCTGTATTAGAAATAGATTCAGGAACTAAAACTACATTATTTGCAGTAAGTTCTAATAGTTGATCTACTATTAAGTAATCATCCCCACTAATATCCAATAATCTAATATATGTTGGTAAAGTTTTACTATTTGCATCTAGGAATTTAGGATCAATTAAGTTCTCATAAAAATAATCCCCTGTATTAATTTGTCCATTTGTATAATCTAAATATAATTCACTATATTTCCCAACGATACCATAAGTAGCACCTAAGAATTCATCCGAAGTTCTTAATCCTTGTTCTCCCATTACCATTTCATTATCAATACTATGTAAAACTAAACCATTAGTTTCTAATATTGAAGCAGTTGGGCTAAAGAAGTTAGCATCAAATCCACCTAATTGAATAGCTTTGTTACTAGCACTTGTATTTGTTATTACTGTAGATAAATCACCTATAGATTTCTTCGATAAAGAAGTTCCAGTTGGTGCATCTACTAATATTGTTGCTCTATCACTGTTTGAATTACTCAAAACAGATAACATATCGTTAAATAATTTAACTCTTCTATAAGTTAATGGGTCACTTGGACTAACAATACCTGTTGTATCTAAAAATTCATATGTTATTGTGTTTCCTAATATCGCAGTAGTAATATCGTTTGATGTAAAGTAAATAAATCCATTATCATCAACACTAATTGGTGTATATTCAACACTTTGGAAATAATTTACTGAACTATCAGTTTGAACAGTAAGTTCTAATAAACCTAATACTACTTCACTTCCAGATAATATACCTAAAGCAGTCGTACTTTTTATTTCTCCGTCTGTATCTACATAAATTGCAATAGATTGAGTACTTCCTATGTCAGTAAAATCACTTGGGTTATATGAAAAACTTGTATCTTCAACTAATAAAACTTGTCCACCTATAATCGCATATGGGTCTAAGTTTTCTCCACCACCAACAAATGTACTAGCAGTAAAAGATATACTATATGTAGCAATACCAATACCTGTAGCACCTGTAGCACCAAAAGTTACACCTGGTTGTCCTATTACACCACCAACAAATCCTTCAGCATATAATGCTTTTCTATCTGTTGCAGTACCTTGATAATAATCATCAAATGCTAACTGAAATACATTTCCAGCAGTATCTAATTTTGTTTCTGGGTAACTTATTGTTTCTATAATAATTTCATTATATGATAACATTTCAATAGAATTTACACTATTATTACCTATTAGACTATTTCCTAATAAATCTAACAGTCCAGTTCTAAATGTTTTTTCTACAGCATCTAAATCATATGCACAGAATAACCCTGTTTCATCTGTTCTTTGATTAATTCTATCCTCAATAAAGATATTCGTACCATTACCATCTTTAAAGAATGGTATTAATGATAAATTTCTCCATACACCTAAAGTGCTTATATTTTGATCATTAACCATATTAAACAATTGATTTTTAACTAAACCATCATTATTGAAATATTTTGACCAATTTGGATCAACAGATAATTGGTTATAATTTGTCCAATCTCCTGATAAAACAACTACATCTACTAAATAATCTGACGCATAATCTCTTTCATCTAGATATAGTGGCACATTATCTCCAGAACCATACCAATCTAATAAAGTTCTATTATAACCTGTAGTATCTTGTGTTTTAACTATGAATACAGTTATTTGTCTATCATTTAAGTTAGTGAAATGTAGAATTCTATCTTCATCTCCAGCATTATCTTGTGTTATTCCTAAGAATGATTCTCTATCTCTTTTCCAAAATGTAGATGTATCAAAAAATCTGCTATATGGTGCTTCTTTCTTTATAAAATTGCTATTTCCCGATGATGTTGATAAAGATTTATATTGTATTTGATCTAAATCATCATCCACATTCATTATATTCATTGCAATTACTGGAGTATTTTCCAATAATTTTGATATAGTTCTATGAAAATATGACCCATTTGCTTCTAGACTTCTATCTAGTTGCCCGAAAATTTTATCTAATTCATTTTGTGATTTAATTGCTACTGGTGTATTAATTGGTCCTTTTTTTGATGAACCTATAACTAATGATTGCATACCAGTAACAATAGGTGTTTCTATTACTGAACTATTGAATTCTTCTATGAATATTCCTGGTCTTTTGTATTTACCTATTTGTACTGATGGCATATTATAATTTTTTTTTTGTTATACTATATATATTAGATTAAAAAAATGTAATTTTTACATTCTTAACATCTTATAGTTATCCATTGTATATATTTATTTTATTATCCCACTATTTTTTATTATCTTTGTATTAAATATATAGAGATATGTTAGATAAAATCAAAGAATATTTAGAAATAAACACAAATTTGGATAACATTTGGGTTAATGTTGATACTATAATTGATGATTTATTCCATGACCTTCAAAGTGACTCACCTAACATGATAGAATTTTTTCAATTTGAAGCAGTTATTAATCAAATGCATATGGAAAGAATTATTATAATCCAGGAAGATAAAGAGTATGATGGGCATAATCAATTTAAAGTAGCATTAGAATCTAACATTATTGAAATCATTAACGGAGTTAAAAAATCTGCTATTGATGAAATGAAAGAAGAACTGAATAATTATGTTAAGAATGAAGATTATGAAAATGCTGCTGAATATAGAGATATGATTTCAGAGTACGAAAAAACTTAAAGTAAACTTTTTGGTGTAATACCACCCCACGCTCTATTTGCAGCATTGAAAAAAGAATTATAATCAGTGCCAATAGATTTATCTTTCTCTAATATTTCATTCATCATACTTTCAATTATTATATTCTTATTACTTATATTATAATCCTCTATAAGTTCTTTAAAGGAATTATGTGACCAACCTTGTGTCATGTTAACAATGGTCATTGCACAGTTATGTACTATATTCCCATTAGCTGTATAACTATGATCGTCTTCTACTTCTAAATTATATACATAATCATTAAACTCTTGTTTCTCTATACTTCTAATTTTTCCAATTAAATAATTATTATGAAACTTTTGATATAATTTATTTTCTGATGGATTGATAGGATTATTTATATTTTTACTTAATATAACAAAATCTTCCATTTTATTAATTAAATCTAACTTATCAAATTTATTTAAACAAACCATATAAATAAATTCCTTTGTACCTAAAAAAGAACCTTTTGGTTGTTTTTGTTTTTTAATAGAAGGTCTATATCCTAACTTAATCATTATTTCATATATAAAAAATGATATAGAAGGTGAAACACTACCAGATTTTAAATCTTCATTTGTAAAACCACCATCACCTGCTAAATACCCATTTAATATACTTCTTAGTTTATTCTTAGGTAATGAAGTGAATATTTTTGGTATTTTTTTAATTTCTTTAGAACCAAATTCTTTAAAGAAATTTCTTAATATAACTGAACCAAATGAAACTATATAACTATTATCTCTATTTTTTATTTTTTTCTCGTTTGGATTTAACCCTAAATTATTAAAATATTTTATTACAAAATCTCTTATAGGTTTTTCAATAGTGTGCGAAGAAAATGAAACGTTATGTTTTCCAACTGAACCTTCAGCTAAATAATAACCTAAAATAAAACAAAAATCTTTATCAACTTTCAAAAATCTTTCAATTGGATTTTGGTTAGGGTTAATAACATTTTTATTTTCATACATTATAGAATATATCTTATCACCATTTATAACATTTTTATTTTGATTACAATAATCATATAAGTCTATATAAAAAATATCTTCCTCTATTTGATTAGGAATAAAAGCAGTATAATGTTTCTTAATATCAATATCATCACTAGAAGGAGTTATCCATTTTTCTTCATCATAGAATCGAACTTTTTTATTTTTATATGTTAAATTGATTTTCTCATATAAAAATATAGGATGGTTTTTTGTAGCATATATATCCATTTTATTATTTGATACTATTTTATAAATTTCATCTGAGTATCTTCTAGAAGTTTCTAATACTTTTTTATATCTTCCTTTATGTGTCAAAACATAATCTCCTACCTGGATATCTTTTATTTCTTTAACACCGTCATTAGTTATTATTAATGTATCACCAGGTACACAATCATCATTACCACCATCACCTCGATATACAGTATTACCTGCAGTAGTCGTATGTGATATAAATGTACCAACCTCTTTTATAGTGTTCTCTTCGTATACAACTATGTCTTGACTCTCTAATCGATCTTGATAATCTTTAACATATTTATTTTTAGAAGCACCCACTCTAAGTCCTAATTTCTTATCAATTGCATCTAATCTATGCTTAAATTTTAATATTACATAGCTACTATAATTATTATCTCTTTCAAATACATTCTTCAATGCTGGTAGAAATTGTTTACCATCATTATTATATTCAACTACAACTCTAAATTTATCTGGATCAAAGAAATTAAATGTTAACAAATATGCTATTTCAGCCAATTGTTCTACACTTACTATATTACTTCTAAATAATCCAAATTGTGATAATTGATAAAAGTCTTGTCTTGTTGAATATTTATCTTTTTGTTTTTCAATTAATTCTAATGGTTTATATCCTAGTTTAAACATATTAATAACACTATAATCTTGCCCTAATCCCTCTGATATATCTATAGTTATCATACCATATATCTTTTTGCTACTAGCTATATCAAAATCTTGAATGAATTTTAAGTTAGAATAATCCCACTTTAGCCTAGTAAGCTCTTCAACTTCTTCTACTCTTTCAAATGGTTTCTTATTATTACCTAGTCTCTCAATTGTTTCTTCATTTAATACACTTCTTGACCCTGATGCAAACCTTAAATCATATTCTTGATTAAAGTTATCTAATCCACCAATATCTTTAATTGCATCTAATTTCCAGGTAGATACCTCAGAAAATTGAGTAACAAATATTATTCCACCCTCTCTATTAATAAATGAAGTACCTTTTAATTCTTCATATTTTAATCCATCAGTATTTTGTATGTGAATCCATTTCTGACCAGAAGCAGAATCTGTTTTTATTTTAACTATAGGTATATCATTACTAGTAACTTCACCATTGGGATTAAATTTTTCAATACATTGCTCTAATACCATATCTAAATCTATATCATGTTGTGGTAATAAATATTCATTCAATTTAAAATATGTTACATTTCTACCTGGTACTTGATGCCAATATACTCTAAGGGGTTGAAAATTATTCTTCAATGGATCAGATGGTTCTCTTTCAGAATCTGTAATCAATTTATGAAATAAATTAAATCCATTTGGTGTAGATGTGATTATCATTTTAGAATTTTCAATTGATGCTAACGTAGGAAAAATAGATTTATAGAATTTGTTTGCTAATGTATCATTAATGTGGGCAAATTCATCTATATAAACTAAATCACCAGTAATACCGATGGAAGAGTTCTTTGTCATTGCATACGCTTTAGCTTTGCAATTATTCTCAAATTTAATCTGACTAACATTCCAGACATCTATACCTTTTTGTAAAAAGAATGGTAATAATGTAAAAATACTTTTAATCTTATCTAAGACTTCCTTTGATGTATCTAATTTATTTGCTGCTAACAATACATTCTTATTATCATTAAATAACATATAATGTAATATATAAATAGATGCACAAATAGTATTGTGACTTAATATCCCGTTTGTATAATATCTATGGTCTTTGTGTTCTATCGATAAATCACCCATTGAAGTTTTTCTTTTTGACCTATTAATACTAGTAACCATTACATCACCATCTTGTGTCTTAACACTAGTTCCTACTAAAATATCTTTAACAAATACTTCATTATAATCTTTATCAAATAATATATGGTTATCTGCACATGTTAATTGTAACCCATTATCTAAATTCACTGTGAAATGTTTGAATGGTTGTGTGATGCATAATTTACCTATATCTACCAACCCACTATCAGATGTTACTTTATAGCTTGTTACATCATATTCCTCAATAATCTTCTTAGATATGTCATTTTCATCCAATTCCAAGTTTCTATATTGAATAATTTCTATAAATTCTATTATTTTATATAAAAAATTAACTATTAATTTCTTCATTCTCTATATATAAACCGCAATGTTTCCTATGATTAGATAAGGTTCTTCATTTACCTAATGATATAAAACATTTTAATAAAAAAACCATATTTGTTAATATATAGAATAAATTTGGTTTTTTCTATTTATATATAATGTATCAAATAAGTTAGATATATGAAATATAAAGAACTGAATTTTAAAGGTGAAACTTATACAGATCAATCAAGAATTGAAACAATCTTAAAAGAAAACAAATTTTATTGGTTAATAGATGGGGAATTTGAAAATGCAACCATCGAATTAAAAAACAACACCATTATATGGGGTGATGGAACATGGCTTAACGGTAACTGGAAATATGGTATATGGTTAGGTGGTACTTTTTATGGTGTGTGGGAAAATGGTATTTTTGAAGATGGTGTGTTCAAAGGTGAATGGGAATCGGGTATAGATAATACCAAAACAGATTAGAGTTAATAAATTAATTAATATCAAGTATATGAAAAAATTAAACAAAGCAAAATTATTAGAAGGAGATATGGTAGATTATCAAGACCAAATCTTTATCTATCATGATATAGATATGTATTTTTTTGATAGCCAGAATAAAAACCTATTACATTTTTCTACTAACGATTATTTAGTAGCAGTAGCTGCACTTATGAAAATAAAAGATATTTATAATTTTGATAAACTATGGGATTTAAAAATAACAGACACTATGAGATTTAATATAAGTGTTAAAAATGCATTATATTGGATAAGTGGAGGAGATAGAGAATGGTTACAAAATAATATGTATAATAATACATGGGATAATTGTTCAGAATTGTTTATCAAAAATTTTGAAAATATTCTTTATAAAATAAATGAGGAAGTAATTACTCTTGGGGATTGTAGAGATGCTATAATTAAATATTTAGCACTACCTAATATATATGAGTTTGCTTTAAGTAAAAAATTGTTAAATTAAGTAATGAGATTATTAGCTATTTTAATTGGTTCAATATTTTTTAGAATAAGACAAACAAATTTTAAAGAGATACTCAGATTTAAAAAAAGAAAGCTGACCAAATCTGACCTGTTATTAAAAGATATAATTGAACATAAAAATGCTTTAGATATTCATACATATCGATCTTTTACTTATAATGAAATACTTTATTATATAGAAGATGATAATTCTTTATTATATACATATAAATACCATAGCAGAATATGTTATCCTAGTTTTTTAGTTAAAGAACTAAGAACAATTATAAAAGAAATAATAACAAATGACAAAGACAAAGACAAGCTTCCATAAACAGTTAAAAAGAATACTAGATGATGAAAAACCTAAGTTCATATCTAGAATATGTAATAATTTTTGGTGTAAAGGTCGTTATGAAGTAAAAGAAGAACTATTTGAAACCGAACCAGGAGTTTATAATCAATGTAAGAAGTGTAGATCATTTAGTAATGAGATGTCTGGTGGAGTAACCAATAATGGACAAAGAGAGTATGAGGGTACCAGAACTGACCCAGAAGTGTTTAATAAAGTACATGAAGGAAAACTCGAATTTAAAAGTTTAGGTTTTAGAAATAATAAGTAAAATAAGTATAAATATATTAATTAATATAAGTATTTAATATATATATCATAATCGCGCATACTTTTTTGCGCTAAATATAAATACATTTTTATGAAATATATTAACAAATATTCGAAGTTCAAATCAATAAATGAGGAAGAAGAAATATCTAAAGGAGAAATGTTAGCATTTCAATTAAGAGATTATTCTACAAAAAAGAATAACTTAAAAAGTTTAGTTTTAAATAACATTGAAACAGATAAAGATATATCTAAAGCATATGAAGATATTGTACAAGAAAACCCCTTTTTACAGAAACATGGACAGATACTAAAGATTGAAACTGGAATTAAAAAAGCAGAAAATAGATTAGAAGAGAATAAAGAATCAATAAATAAATTAGAAGAAGATATTAAATTGGTTGATAAATTATCAGATGATGACGATAAAGCTAATCAAAAAAATGATATAGAGAATCGTATAGATGCTAAGAAAGAAGATACAGTATCAATAGAAGATCAAATAAAAGAATTAGAGGAACAACATAAAGAGGTTTGTGATGAGTTATCTAATATGATTAAAGAAAAAAATGCAGAATTAAGAGAAATAGAAAAAAGTCCATTCAACCAATAATGAAGTATATTAAAAAATCCAACATTAAATCTGTAAAAACTTTTGAAAACAAAGGTAAAGTAGAAAAAGAAGATTTAGATATACTATTTAAATTCGACCAAGACGTAATGAATTACCTTGATGAAAAGGAATATAGTTATACAAGAGAAGTCGGTACTGGTGGTGACGAATATGATATGGGGGAGTATGCATTTAGATATGAGTTACCCAATCATACGTCTATAAATATTTATATGAAGTCTCACGGAGAGGACTCTGGATTTATAGATGCAGTTATTAAATTCGAAAGAAAAAGACCTTATTTTATGGTGGATACCTTTAATTCAGAAACCATGGACCGATATTTTAGATACAGTGTTGATGTACATAAGTACATGAAAAAGTTACACGAAAAACAAACTTATGATGATGTATTAAAGAATGATTTAAGTTATTCAGATAAACAAAAAGCACTCAAACAAATATCTCTAGATAATATTAAAGAATATAATAATATGAAAAAGAGTTTAGATAGTATATTTTATAATACAGAAGATGAATTAAATAATCCTTCCATATATAAAATGATTGAAGACAACCCATTTTCTAAAAAATATGTTATGTTACTAACCAAAAGAAGAGAACAATTAATATTACAAGAAACAATCACAAAAAAGAAAGAAACTATAGATCAATATAATAAAGAGTTAGTTTCTATTGAAGATACTGAAGATGTTGTTAAAATGAATGCAGATATTAAAGAGCAAGAAGAAGAACTACAAACCATGGAAGATAAACTTCCAGAATATGATATATTAGAAGGACAATTTAATGAATGGGATGATTATATAGATGATTTTGAAAGAGATGTTAAACGAGATAAAAATGTTATACCTACTATTTAATCCTTTCAAATTTAATAAAATACGTACTTACCTTCCTTTTCTATACAATAAACTGATTCTGGGTATAATATAATACACTCATTCTCTTTTTGCTCTTCCATCTTGAACATCATATGACCATCAATTAACTCACTAGATAACTTAATATTATAATTAAGGTTAGATAATATTCTATAATTGATATCCTCTTTATTTAATGTTATAACTTGTTTATTATAAACATTTTTTTTACCGTTTTTATGAGAGAAATAAACTCCATTAATTAAGTTTTGTAACACTTCTGAATCATCAAAAGTTATTTCCATTTTCCTTTTTAGGTGCATTTGTTTAGTTTTTAAATAGTAATTATATAAAGTAAAATCCTATTGTTTAAAGATTATACATAATCTGTCCCATCTTCATCATCTTCACTAAGAAGATCATCAATCATTCTATCCCTTATAATAGACTGGATTGCAATCTCATCTTGGAATCTTTTTTTAATACCTCTACCAATAACATAATCACTTAGATAAACTGTTAATATTTTAGAGTCTTCATTAAAATTTGAACCCATTTTTAAGAACCCACTTTTTTGATTATACTGTTCTAAGTGTTTATTTATAATCATAATCATTTTAGGAGTATCAGTATCTTTGATATTCCAATTAATATCTATTATCTTATAGACTTCCTTTAGTATATTCTTGAAATATTTAAACTGAGTTCCTTGATCAAACATAGTCTATATATTTTATAACAATCCTTCCAGTGTTTTATCCCTAAATTCTCCTAATAAAGAACCTTTTTTTATATTTTTTATTTCATCCCAACTGCCAGTACCATCTAATATTAAAGGATATATATCATCAACATTGTTAATATCAATAATATCAATTTTACCACTATGCCACATCTTTTCTAAATCTTTATTTACCCATCCACTATAATCAAATAAGCCATTAGTACCGAAAATTGCATTATTTTCTCTATGTATTACTAAATAATCGTAACTCAAATAAGTATCTCTAATATGAGTAGAAAACTCCCTCTGATATTCGTCTTGTGTAATATCATCATTGGTATCAGAGTTAATAAAATAATTCAATGACTCTACTTCCCAATATTGAGTCACCTCTTTTATTGCTCTATACACTCCATCCATATCACATATCTTTAATATGTGCTTATTTCCTTCAATGCAAATTTGTAATTTATCTTTAATGTATATTGTTTCTTCTTCGTTTGTATCCCAATCATCTAGATGAACTTCTGTTATCAATTCCATATATTTAGTAAGTTATTTTTAATGTATAATGATTAAGTACATTAAAGTTTAAGGTCTTTTTGTAAGTAATTTGTAACTAGTTGACTATTAGAAAAATAAATTTAAAATTATTTCAATTTAATTTTAAACTTCAACCAAAATTTTTGAGCAGTTAATTTATATTGGACATCTTTAAACCACTTTTTAGACCTAGCCCATTTCTTAAAAGTTCCATTAATTTCTTTTAGAGTCTCACTAGTTATAGTTCCTTTCTCCCAATTACCAGTTCCTTGATACCCCTGAAATAATATATTATTTTCAATATATGGGTTACTTTTTTTATTAAAATACCCAGGTGAAAATTCTGAAATATCTTTCTTAATATTCATCATTTTAATTAGTGTATCCTTATCGATATCATTCAATTCTTTCTTCAAACTTTCTAAAACCCTAGACGATGAATTTCTCAATTCTTCATATAACCTTTTATTTAATCTATAAGAACCAACAACAATCTTATTATCACCCTCTAATATTCCATACTCCATTTCAAGCTTATTACTAACATTTAAACCAAAATATATTTTAATAAAATTTTGACTTTCATTTAATATATCACTGATTTGTGTCATTGATTTAAATCTATACATAATTTTAATCAACCTTTCTTTATTAATATTTTCAGTTATATACATGATGAAAAAATCATTTGGGCATTTTTCTCTATTGATATCTATTTTTGGTAAATTTAAAGCAGTTAATATTTTCACAAAAGAATTGAACCCATTTTTACTTAATGTTAATAGATTATCAATTCCCTTATCTTTAAAATCTATTCTTTCATCTATCTTAAATTCATTTGTTAACTTATCCACTAAAACCATTTGATCATATGGGTTCATTAAGTTAACAGCAACAGATATTCTAAACTTAGAATCTAAATTCTTATCTTTAATGTTCTTATGTGTCTTTCTATAATGGTCAACTATCTGTTCCTTTTTAACTACCTCGTCTGGAGCATTATTTAGTACATTATCATCTATATTATGTGTCACATGATAACTTCTACCTTCCTTTTTAATTATCTTAACTGGTAGTAATAAATGATTATACCAATATTCAATTAATACAATATCATTTTCATCAAACTTATTAGTATTATATTTCTTCTTAGGGATTTTTAAATGTTCCCCTAAAACAACTGAAAAGTGTTCACGGTTCTCTTCATCTACATTATCATATAAATGTTCAACATATTCACCTAATGAATTATATTGATCCTTAATATCAACATACTTAGTTGAATTCTCGTTCTCGTCAATTTTTTGAAATTTATTAAACTTAGTAATCATTACCCTATATATTAAATTAATATATTTAAATTTAGCAAATTATTTTACGATTTAGGAACAACTATAACTTACAATTTTTAAGTTAATTAACGCACCATATGTGCACTTCACTTACCTTATGATTTAGGGTCAACTCCAACTAATCGACCCACAAGGTGGACAAGAAGATTGGTGTATATACCTTACGATTTAGGGTCAATTCCAACTGTTTCCTAGTCTTATAGAAGATATATCAGGTGTGTCTACCTTACGATTTAGGGTCAAGTCCAACCTTGTTGGTAGTTGCTGCTACGTTACCAGCGGTGTGTCTACCTTACGATTTAGGGTCAAGTCCAACAATCTTATTTTCAAATACCTTTTTAACGGTGGTGTGTCTACCTTACGATTTAGGGTCAAGTCCAACATACCCTTAACTAACTCACTGGTTTGGTCATAGTTAAGTCCATATTTTTCTTCTAAAAAATCCCAATTCTTATTATAAAAATAAGAATATTTCCATACCCCCCCCAAATTTGTACAGTCCATTGGTCATTTTTATCAAACCAAGTTTCCATACCAATATCAGACTTCTCATATCGAAAAGTTAACTTTTTAAAATAAGTCATTATTTCCTTAACATCACTAGGGAGTTCTTCTCCTAATAACTTACTTAATTCTATTTCTCTATTGATATATTTAAAGTCCATATTTTACAAATATACTATTAATAATTAATATATAACTAATGGATAAGATATTTGAATCAATAGATAGCAATGAAGACTATGAACAAATAGCAAACAAAATTTTTTATAAAGAGAACTTATATAAGATAGAGTCTAAATATTCTGAAAAAGAATATTTAGAACTAGATAACAGTGTTAAAAAGAAGATAGCATCTGAATTGAATTTAAACTTCAAATTCATCTTAACATTTGGGGTTTCTATTTCATCCTTCTATACAATTGTAGAGAGTTTTATACTGAATTCCGGTATTGAAGAAATTAATATTAATAAAGAAACAGTAGTATATCTATCTATATGTGCATTAGCCGTCACATTTGGAAATCCAAAAGAATCATATAGAAAATTATTTAGTGAATTAAGATTAAGAAACGTGTATGGGTTACTTAAAGATTTAACTACTTTTATAAAATTATCTAAGAACCTTTTTAACTATTTTATATCTACAGTAGGAAGAACTACATATGATATAATAGGTATGTTTAATTATACTATCCTATTTGTCCCATTCGCATTAACTTTATCATCTATATTAAATGAGAATGAAATATCATTAGAATCTATTCAATCAGCAATAACTGATGATGGAGTTATAAAATTTACAACTTTAGGTATTGGTGTAACCAGTATAACTATAAGAGAGTTAATTCTATCATTGTTTACTAAAATGAAAGACTTTAAATTTGATAAACATAAAAATAAATTATCAAAATCGTTTATATCTATTAAAGGTAAGGTTCAATCAAATATTAATAAATTAAAAACTAAAATTAAAATTGATAAGATCGATAAAGATTTGAAAAACAAAGAAGAACCTAGCCCTGGTGACGTTATTAGTTGGTCAGATTGGAAGGATAAAAATGGTATGGATAAAGATGTCAAAAGAATATACGAAGAAATTTAAATCTTATTAACTAATATTAAAGCAGCAAATAAAAACCATCCCCAACCATCTATACCATAATATGATAATATACCACTTATTATAAGTGCAATTAATGCTAATAATTTGCTGATGGTTACACTGTTTAAAAATTCTTTCATAATAGTTATATTGTTTTTTTAATATTTGTTTAACCAACCACGTTTTTCTACATTTCTAATATCCTCTACATTTCTAATATCCTCTAGAAATTTTTGAAGTTTAGGTAAATAGGTATCATTTAAATCTCCATGGAATGCAGGTATTTGAACTAAATTTCCAAAGTTTTCTAAATAACTTTCTTTCTTATCATCTATTGCAATAACTTTATCTAAACTTTGGTGCTTCTTTACTTTAGATAACCGCTTTAAATAATAATACTCAGACATCCCACAACCACCTTTATAATTAGTTTTTGGAGTACAGTTCATATATGATAATAAAAATTCAGGCTCTAATCCTATTCTAGATATGTGTTCTAAAGCATAATCCTCAGAAGCTGCTGTATATACACCATATCTATAATTATTCTTAATGTAATCTAAAAAAACGTCTAAATGTGGTCTTAATCTAGTATAGAACGACTGTTTTATGTTATCAGGTAGAGAAAATATATAATCATATGTATCAAAAGTATCTATCATATCACAAAAGAACAGAGTTTCATCAAGGTCTAAAATAATTAATTTATCACTTTTATTATTATTCTGCATTTTTTTATTACTTTTGTGCAAACTTAATGATTTTATTTTAATATATATACTATTAAATGGAGTTAATAAAAATGAGGGGGTAATTGGCAAGAACTATATGACATTTTATTATAAGCAAGTATCGGATTATCTATTAAAGTGTCCGATTAATAAATTAGTAGGTAAACAATAAACGTAGAAACTGAAAAAGTTAACGTTTTAGACGCTTTAATCTCTACGGAGGTAAAAGAAGAAGCACTTTTACTAGCTGTCTAAACAACCGAAAAACTTCAAGAACCCGATTCTCTAACGGATAATAGAGAGCACCGAATAGTAGTTGATTGAACAGTGGTAAAATAAATAAATCAAAATCGGTGTCTGTACCGATAGAACAGAATAAGCTTGTAGAAATTACTAATAAGTTGTATTAGAACACGAGGGTTCAAATCCCTCTACCTCCAGACAAAAACAGGATTAATTAATAATCCTGTTTTTTTTGTCCCAATTTTCAAACTTTTTTTCTTCCTTATATATAACTATATAATTAAATAAGAAAATATGAATGAAGGTATAAACGTCCTAAGTCTTTTCGATGGAATGAGTTGTGGACAAATAGCACTAAATAAACTAGGTATCAAAGTGAATAATTATTTCGCCTCAGAAATTGATAAATTTGCTATATCTGTTACGCAAAAGAATTATCCACATACTAAACAAATTGGTAGTGTAGAACATGTTTCATATAAAGAACATGGCCAATTAGTATGGGGAGAACCCAATACAGATAATGAACCTAGAGGTTATACTGATACAAAGATTGACTTAGTATATGGTGGGAGTCCGTGTTTTGTTAAAAATACTCCTATTATATGCAAAGATGAAATAAAAAATATTGAAGATGTTAAAGTTGGAGATTATGTTTTAACACATAAAAATAAATATCAAAAAGTTTTAAAAACTGGTGGAAGCACTAAAGATATTTATAAAATGAAAGCACAA